AAGGAAGAGCTGCAGTTAAAGTTACATATAGGTCAGGTTATGCTTCGACACCCGAAGATTTAAAACTGGCATGTTTTGATTTAGTAAAATATTATTTGAAAGACGAAAGAAAAGATAGACTCGCAATTGCTGGAGCTTCGATACAGAACTCTGTATCTACAAGTCTGAGAGAAAATATAGGATTCCCAGACCATATTAAGAGGATACTAGATTTCTATAAAGTTCATAAGTAATGGCTTTAGCTAATTTAGAAAAAGATTTAGATAGTATAATAACAGCTATCCGTAGACCAGAGGGGGGAGATTCAGCAGAAGACCCTTTAAGAGATTTACTTAATAAAGTACCCGCAATATTTGAACTAGAAAAAGGTGCAATGGTTAAAGAGTTAAAACTTGTTCAAAGAAGAGCTCCCGAAACAGGAAAATACGGAGGAGCACTCTATGGTGAGTTTACTCAAAAAGGAGATACACAAAAATTAGAAAAATTTGCAGCTGCTTGGATAGCAGAGTTTAAAAAACAAATATCTAAGGCATCTACTAAACTCCAAGTAATTTTTGATATAGATACACCAACACATTTAAAAGTTGCAGCGGTATTTAAACCAAAAACAACAGAAGCAAATATTTATAACTTTTTTAGAGAGCGCCAAAAACAAACTCGACAAGCTTTAACAGCAACAGGAAAATACGAGAATGTTTTAACGAGAGCATCAAAAAGTAATAAAGGAGAAGAGATTTTCAATGTTGGTCACCATGTATCTGTGGCAGAAGCAAGATTAAGCGTTTTTACTTCAATGGCAGTAAGAGCTGCACAAGATTCAGGCGCTTTTGATCATTTAGAAGATAAAGGCAGAAAATTAATTGTCAGCACTGTAAAGAAGTCATTAAAAAAATTACACCTTGAAGTAGAAATCACAGATGATGTAGACATTTTTATGGATAAAGATGGTGCTATTCAAGGTACTATGCAAGTTAAGTATGATGCTGAAAGTTGGTTTAAAAACCAAGTATTAAGACAGGAAGAAGCAGAATTTGGAGCAGCTTTAACAAATCCAAATGAAAAAAACTCTGTAATAAATCTTCTTAATAAAGCTTTTCAAAAACAAGCAGAAAAAAGATTAGTAGGAGAAAGTGGGAAAGCATACGCAAAAAGAAAAGGATCACTTACTTTAGAGCAAAACGCTTTAGCAGTAATAATTAATAATCCTTTTATGCGTAAAATGTACGCAAAAAAGCTAGCAAAAAATTTAAGTAATATTAAATTTCAACCAAAAGGAAAAAACAACAAAAGGAAAGCACCTTTAAAAATTAAGGGAAAAAGACTTTCTTATATAGTAAAAGGGGGAAATAAAATAACTCCTCCTGTACCAAAGAAAACAAAAAATATAGAGAGTAATCAAAATGCACTTACTCAAAAAGCTTTTCAAGTAAGAGCATTTGTAAATTCTAGACTTGCTAAAACTTTAAAAGGAAACATGGGACGCCCAAGTTTAGAAAATAGAACAGGTAGATTTGCACAATCAGCACAAGTTGTGAATGCAAACGCTCTAGGAAACCATATTCATATGGATTATACTTATAATCCATTGTATCGAGTATTTGAAGACGGAGCAGACTACCCTTCAGGTTACGATCCTAGACCTTTAATTGAAAAAAGCATAAGAGAACTAGCAGCAGCACAGATAGAAACAAAATTTACTCTTAGGAGAATATAATGGTAAGTAGAACAAAACGAAAAAAAGTTATAGACGCCATTGTGGACAAATTAAAAGGGATAGACGGAAATCACCCATACAATTCAAACGTTTTTGACAATGTAGCAGGACGTTTAAAATTTTTAGATGAAATAGAACAATATCCAAGTCTCTGCGTAGTAGCAGGAGACGAATTTAGGGAATATTTACCCGATCAATTCAAATGGAGATTGTTAGATATAACAATAAGAGCATATGTTAATGATAATAACGATGTTCAAGAAACTCTAGCATTATTACTCGAAGATATCGAGAGAGTCATAGATGATAATGATAGTTTAGTGTACGATGACACGGTCAGTCCAAGTCTAAGTACTACTTCTTTAACAATAGGAAGTATAAGTACTGATGAGGGAGTAATTGCTCCTTTAGGAATTGGAGAAATGACACTCAGAGTACGTTATTAGGAAACAGGTAAGGCACATAAAAATGTCGCCGCACCCCTTTCCATTATAAAACGGAGAAAGCAAAATGGCTTTAAATTTATCGAGAAATACCAAGGTATTTGTCAGCTCTGTGAATGGAGTGCACACCGCAGGTGGTTGCGCAGTTGCTTTAGATGGTTTTACAGGCGGAAGCGGACACGCTGTTGGTGATATACTTACATTAGGTACTGAATCAATAAGTGGTGATCAGCTAAAAGTTATTGTAAAAGCAGTTAATTCTGGAGCAGTTACTGAAGTATACTTACCAAATAACTTCCGTGGACACGGATTTGCTGATAACGAAACAGCAACTCAATCCGCAACAACAGGAAGTGGAACTGGTTTTGTAGCAACTATTGCAGGTGTTACAGGCACAACAACAACAGACAACTCAAGAGCAGGTTTAGGACTGTTTAAAGGTAATGGCGCAGACGCTAATACTTTTAGAATCGGTGTACTAGACGGATATAGTTTTTCACAAGGAAGTGAATCTACTGATGTTCAGATCAACGAAGCAGGTGCTACACCAAATCGTGGATCAAAACGATTCAATGATTCTCTACCACCAGCAGAATGGTCTTTCGGAACTTATGTAAGACCTTTCAAACATGGTTCTAACAGTTGGAGAACAAGCGGAGACCATGATATGGTTGAGAATATCTTATGGGCCTCTATGGCAGGTAAAGATATTGCAGAAGGAGCTTTAACAGGTACTTCAGCATCAGCTCTTACAATTGATGGAACAGATGCAGACATATCTTTTGTAAGATCAGAACATCATGAATTATTGAAACTTTCAATATTCTTTGTTCTTGAAAACACTACTTACAGGTTGAATGAAGCTCAAGTAAACCAGTGTGAAATTGACTTTTCTATTGACGGAATTGCTCAATTAACATGGTCTGGTAATGCTACAACTATTGACCAAGTATCAACAGTACTAGAAGATCCCTCTAAGTATGCTACTTTCAATACAAGTGGAGTATTAGATGCAGCAGGTGGAAATACTTCTACTTATGTAGAAGGATATAGCTATGCTGACTGTGTATCACCAGATGATGCTGATTATTTAAGAAATAAATTGTCAACATTGACTCTATCTTGTGCAGCACAAGGTGGTGGAGCAGCTTCTAATGGATTAGATGCAACAACATATGATATCAATATTACTGGTGGTTCAATTACTATCGCTAATAATGTTACTTATGTAACTCCAGAAACTTTAGGTCTTGTGGATAAACCGATCGGTTCTTTCACAGGTGCTAGACAGATTACTGGTTCTTTAACTTGTTATTTGGATACAAAAACAGACGGTTCAAACCAATTACTTACTGACTTAGCAGGAGCTACTGATCTTGTAAGTAATTCATTTGATATGAGTTTATTTATGGGTGGAGCTTCAAGTGCTACACCAGTAGTAGAGTTTGATATACCGAAAGCGCATTTAACAGTGCCAACAATCGAAACTGCGGATTTGATTTCTACAACAGTAGAGTTCTCAGCTCATGGAACTGACCTATTAACAGGTGATGAAATGACTGTGAAATATAAGGGTTCAACAACTCACTCAGATACACAATACGCAACTGACCATAGTTTAGGCGTATAACAATGACAGCGTACAACTTTCTTAGAGAAAGTAATGTACACCTCGTTCATGGAGGGAGTCGTTACTTATTAAAAACGACTCCTGACGTGACGTTCTCGCAGACATTTGCGGAAGATGCATACGAAGTAAAGACTTTGCACGATCAAACAAAAATGTTTCAGGGAACAAGCATAACAAAAGCTAATCCTGCGGACTTTAGTTTTACAGTTCATCTAACTACAGAAAAAGATGAAACAATAGTAAAAAGTCTATTAACAGATTATGATGCAACAGAAGGACAAACAAGAATAAAAACTTTTGACCTTTATATCGTAACTGGAGAGAGTACTTTTAAATTAAATGAATGTGTTTTTACAAACGGCAACTTTAATTTAGCAAAAGGTTCAGCACTAACTTTATCTGTCTCTGGACAGGCACAAAAGTTAGAAAGAGTAGGAAATGCTTCTTATTCACTCCCAGGTTCACTGGCGAGTGCTAGTTCGACAAGAACTCCCACCTTATCGCTTATTGATGTGGAAGTAAGTGGAAGTGATGTATCAAACATTATTTCTGCTACATTAAGTGTTCAAAATGAAATAGATTGGACAGCTTATGAAACATTACATAGCAGTCTTTCAGTTACAAATGCTTCAAATGCAATGTATCCTTCTGGGTTTACTCTTGGAAGAAGAGTTGTTTCTGGTAATATTACACAGTATGTTACAAGTAATAATTCAAGTACAGTGCAAAGTTTTAATACGGACACTACAGTTCGTGTTAAAACAGTCGTAAACGGCAGCACCTTTTTAGATGCAAACTTAGCAAACTGTATGTTTACTAAGAGAACTGCCGCAAGCGAAGCGTTTACGCAGACTTTTGACTATCGTTTGATAGGCAATCCTGCAAATTTATCAACCGTTATAACATATTAGGAGAATATAACACAATGGAATTAAAATCACTATTAGTAGATAGTAAAACTACTTGGGCGGAATTCCCAGGATTACTTGGATTTGAAGTAGAACTTGCAAATCTATCAAGAAAAGAATTAACAAGCCTTCGCAAGAAGTGTACAATTAATAAATTTAATCGTAAGACTCGTCAATTTGAAGATGAATTAAATGATGAAAAATTTGTTGTAGAATTTACAAAAGCAACAGTTAAAAATTGGAAAGGATTAAAATTAGAATATTTACAAGATTTATTACTTGTTGATCTAAAAGACCAGAATCCAGAAGACGAAATGGAATTTTCAGAAACTAATGCTCAAGTGTTAGTAGAAAACTCAAGTGAGTTTGATAACTGGCTCAACGAGGTAGTCTTTGATTTAGAAAACTTTCGCAGCAAAGAACAAGGAAAAGCTCCAAAAGAGACTTGAAGTATTTCTAGACAATAAAGATATTGGTATGACAAAAGACCAGTATCTTGAAATGATGGATCAAATGGAGGAAGAACCCGATTGGGAAAAATGTCCTCCAGACTGGGAAGATTTTCCAGAACTAACCGTCAAGACTATGAATATATTTTATAGTATGGGGGATCGAATATATCCAGACATAGGGTATATAGGTAAAGATTATACAACCTTTGACTATCTAATGGAACATTATGGAGTCGAAGAACACCAAAAAGAATATGTATTTGAAACATTACTGTTTTTAGACAGTAGAGCAATCGAAGCATCTCAGAAAAAGTTAAAAGCTGAGTATGACCGAATGAAAAGAAAAAGTTAATGGCGAATAAGGTAGTATTTGAAGTAGTAGCAACATCGAAGGGTTTCGAGGTTGTTCAACGCAATCAGAAAAAACTTCAAAAAGGTATTGATGAAACTGCTGGTTCTCATAAAAAATTAAATAAAGCTCAAGATAATACGAATAAAAAAGAAAAAGCTTTATATCAAAGTAATCTTTCTTCCGCAAAAGGTTTCTCAAAAATGAAAGAAACTATGGGAGGGGGCTCTTCTGGTCTTGTTGGTGCTTATG